CCAAGGGAATAACGGCTGCTCTAAGTCTGACAGATTACAAGAAATATAAAAGAAAAATAAAGAAAAATAAAAAAACAAAAAAATTAATTAATATATATCTTATTTTATTTTTTTCTTTTGTTTTTTCCTTGTCATCATCTTCTACGTATTGACGTACGCATCGTAGATCGCGCTGTGTTGCTTTGACCTGCGCGGTTCCGATGTGCATATCATACAAGCGCGTGTTTTCAGTTCGAAATTCAATGCGTACGTCAATACGGCATAGATAGTTAACAATTATTTTAGATCTGACAGGCTTGACAAGCGCGTTCGCGTGTGTTTTACTGTTAGTATGGGCACGACAGCAACAAAAGATAAGAAGGTACCCAGAGATTTAGCTATCCTACGAACTATGGATAAAATTAGTATGGGTTTATCCCGTAATGGTGTTCTTAAATCTGTTAGTGAATCATGTGGGGTACACGTTCGAACAGCTCAAGGATACTATGCAGAAGCTCAATCTAGACTAGCTGAATTAGGTGAACATTTTCACCAAGCCCAAATCGCTGAAATATTAGGTAAATTAAGAGAATTATACGATGCTGCATTTGCAACAGGCAATTACGAATTTTGTTTGGAAATACTACAAAATCAAGCTGCTTTATCAGGCTTATCACTAAGAGACGGTGCACAAAACTTTACTGCTATTATGGCAGAAGTAAGTAGAACCGGTGGTAATGGTGATGCTGCGGGCGATGTGCATGCTACTATTAAAATGTTTATGGCTGACACTGGAGCACGTAAGGCATTTTTAAAGCAGATAGGTGAAAAAGTACCAACATCTTCTGATAACGATGATAAATCTAAAATCATCGAAGGAACTTGTACAGAAATCGATGACAATTGCGACCCCGGATAAAGTTGTCACTCCAAGTGCAAATGAATTAAAATCAATACTTGATAACTTCATTGAACTTGGACGTAATCGACTCTTAACAGATGATGATCTGTGGGAATATATTCGTATCTTTTTAGGGTATGAAATTCCACGCGTAGCATTTTGCCCGGAACATGATGCTCCATTTGATACAATAGCCGATGCCTTCTTTGATAGATTTTACGTAGGTGGCGCAGTAGCCCATGCAAACAGAGGAGGCGGTAAAACACTCAACACCGCTATCCTACATAACTGTTGTATGGTACTTCAGCCTGGGATTGAGTTAGCACATGTGGGGGCTGTTGAACGTCAAGGGCAAAAATGTTATTCGTATTTTAAGAATTTTGCCTCCTCTAAACCCTTGGATACTTACTTCGCCAAAACCCTCCTCTCCGATGCCACTACTACCCACGGTAGCCAATTACAACATTTGCCCGGAACGTATGCCGCCGTCAGTGGCCCCCACCCAAACATACTTACATTTGATGAAATCGAGGAATGTAAAAGTTGGGACGTAATCCAAAAGTCATGGGGATGTCCTACTTCCACAAATAATTTTGGTGCATTTAATTTATATACTTCTACTCGCGATAAGGTAGGCGGTCTTATGGACCGCATGTTACAGTATGCGGCGCGAGTAGGGTGGAAAGTTTATAGCTGGTGTATTTTTGATGTGGTGGCACGTTGCCCGGAATCTCTTAAATGTAGAGAATGTCCACCGCTTGTACAAAAAAGATGTCAAGGACGATGTAAACGCACTACCGGTTTTTATCCGATTAGAGACTTTATCAATAAGGCAGCTACCGTTGATGACGATACATGGACTGCACAGTATCTGTGTAAAACACCATTACGGACAGGAGCGGTATATAAAAATTTTGATCGTCAAGTCAATGTATCAAAGGTACCATTGCGTTTTAATTATGATCGTCCAATATATATTACTATAGATGCTGGATTTAACGCTCCTGCAGTTTTCTTGTGGGTTCAGCATTCACCCACCCAACAATTTCAGTTTATTAGAGAACAACGATTTCGATTTCACACCATCGATGAAATTATTGATGAATTAATCACCATGAGTACACGATATTCACCAGGATCGCAGAACCATCTACCAATTATGCGCGGCATTCATTTTAATTGTGATAGTGCTGCTGCAGATTACATAGCCCAACTTAGAAAACGATTAGGATGGGTATTTATTGGTCCACGAAAAAAAGACGAGGAAATTGATGGCATTAAGAAAGTTAAAAGACATCTTAAAGTACGGTCGGATGGTATTCCCGGTATTATTATTTCTTGTGATTGCGTAGGCCGCGATGAGGAAAACTTAGGGTTGATTGATGAAATGGAAGCATTTTCATGGAAAAGACCAATAATGGATCGTAGTCCTACGGATGATACAGAAGAAAAAAATGATCACGGTCCAGATGGTGTACGGTATCACATTGAACACTTTGATAAAAGATGGCAATCTGCTGGCTTTAGAAGTCAAGCTAAAGGAAAATTGGGGGCCGACATTATATGGTAGTCAATATCATTAAAAAATGGTTTGGGCCTAAGCCCCCGTTAAAGACAGAATTCAGTGGAACTACCAGTGGTCGGTGGGATGCCGATCTACTCGATACTAATGTTGAATATTGGGATCCAATTCAACGCGTGTATAGTCCACAGGATAGTTCATTCAGATATCCATTTGGCTTATTTGATGAAATGTGGATTAAAAATACCCATGTTCAATCCTGCGTAAATACACGCGTTAAAGCTACTTTAGCTAAAAATGCACTTATAGTTCCAGCGAATAAATCAGCGGAAGCAGTCAAACGGGCTAAGTTTGTGGCAGAAGCCATTGAAAATGTTGGATTCGGTGTTCCCGATGGTAATTTTCCTAAATTCCTTGGTGCTATTCAGAAAGATGGACTCTATTTACCTTACGCCGTAGCTGAAATTATATGGCAGTATGATGGCGAACATATAGTTCCCAGAGAAATACTAACAAGACACCCTAGAAATTTCACGTGGGCTGACTCACGTACATTAATATTTAATAAACGTGATGCTGCTAAAGTAGCATTGGAACCAGGTAAATTTCTAATATATGCCCCGATGCGTGAACGGGATCACCCATATAAAGGCGGTATAGGTCGTAATACATACCATATACATCACCTATGGAGACTTAATATTAAATGGTGGGGCACTGCTAATGAACGTGGGGGTATTCCATTACTAAAAGTACAGGGTGTCGAGTATTTATCAGAAAATGAAAAAAGTGCCGTAGCAGAAGCATTAGAAGGGATTAAAAATAACTGTTTTATATTACTACCTGAGGGCGTGGAAGTAGAATCATTTGAATCTAAAATGAAAGCAGCTACTTCCACGTTTAATGATCTAGCTATATTCTGTAAAACTGAATTATCAAAAGCCATTCTTGGAGAAACTTTAACTGTAGACAGCGGAGAACGTGGAGCATATTCATTAGGACAAGTACACCAAAATATTCTTGGTGATTATATAGAACATGATTGTATTCAATTAATGTCATTAATTAGTGGACAATTCATCACAGCCCTTATATCATTTAATTTTCCGCCGGTAGACGGCGATTATTTAATACCAAAATACGTTATCAGATATGAATCTGTAGCCGATTTAGCGGGGCAGTTGTTAATTGATCAAGGGTTATTTAATATGGGTATACCTTTATCGAAAAAATATACATACGAATTTTATAACCGGTCACAACCAATAGATAAAGAAGATGAACTTATTAAATCAGAACCGGCTGCATCAACTACCGGTAGATTCCCAACCAATGAGCCAAGTGTTCAAGGAGAACCTGGGGTAGATGATCGAAAAGCTGAACCGGGGGATAAAAAAATAACGGATCCAGATCGTACCGGGTTTGAAAAACGAAGAATAGCATCACATTCCCTAGCACTTGGATTTGGTGCTAAAATGCAGGAACAAAAAGCTATTGACGTTTTAGAACAATTGGATATAATGGGGTTAAAACACGGACAAGACATTATAAATACAACACATGAAAGATTAAAAGAATGGTTGAAGACGTTCACGTCCTTGGAGGATTTACAAAATCATCTTACGATGGTATACCACGGTAATGAGGTTGTACCATTTACTATACCATTAAGGCAGTATATTGAAAATATGTTATATCAGACATATATGGTGTCATATCATCAAATGGCAGAAGATCCTCGTGTTAAATTGGCTGCACCTATTAATGAAGATATATTATATGAACTGTGGTTTGAACCGACCGATGTTAGAGAATTATTTGAAAAACGGGACATATTAACACCGCAACAGTTTGACGAAGTAGAAAGTTGGGCAAAACGACGATCTTTCACTGTAGCACGACAGACTAGTGATGTGTTGATGGATCGATTACGTCCAGCTATTCAAGATGCTATTTTTGGTGGTCTTACATTTGATCAATTTTATCAAGAAATATCGGATCTAATATCTATTCAACACGCTCAAGTCATTTATCGTAATAATTTAAGTAGTGCGTATAATACTGCTAGAGTGGATAACGCTAGACATCCAGCGATGGTTGATGCATTCCCAGTATTTACCTATAGTGCAGTTTTAGATATGAAAACTACAGATTTTTGTCGATGGATTCATGGAAAAGTAATTGCTGCTGATAGCGTGAATAGCGGTCAATGGGTATCACCCTTCCACCACAATTGTCGTACGGTTACAATTCCATTACATAAATCTGATGCTGTTAAGGTTCCGGCAACTGATTTGGTCACAAATACTACTGTGGCTGGATTACCGGACAGTATAAGACCTGCCTCCGACTTCGGATGGTATGAACAGGTGGTGACATATGCCAATTAGAGGCCCGATTAAAGATGGTAGTCGAGAGTATTGGACTATCGACAATGTAGTTGACGGCGATGGAAAATCAGTACGTTACTATGATAAGGCTAAGGCTGAAGCCGCATTAAGAGCTATTAAAGCTAAACAACATGCGACGGCATCAGCAGAAGAAATTACTGAATGGGTATTGATGGGTGTAGGACGAGATATTGTATTAACTGAGTTAGATTTAGCATCCGCAGAAGAAAAACGTGAATTAGAAGATGTAGAATTACTGCGTATCGGTAGTTATACAGATACTACTGGAAAACAGTTTGAGGTTACCGATAAAGTCCTAGAGAATATAGTGGATACTTTTTCTGAATCGATAGCCGGAAATATAGATCATGAAAGCAAAGGACCGGCCTGTGGATGGGTACAATCATTAAAGAAGAAAGACAAACAACTATTGGCTAAGATTGGAGATATATCCTCTGCTTTTTGGGGTCGATTAAAAGAGAAAGAATTCGTTAATCGATCAGTTGAAGTTAGTGAAGTTGACGGTACGTGGCAATTAAACGGATTTGCGTGGTTGGGTGCTAAACGCCCAGCAGTTAAAGGTATGGCAGCATTACAATTTGCTAATGAAGACGGTAATATCATTAACATATCACTAAACAAGGAGGATAATAGTATGCCGGAACCTGCAATAGCTACTTTGCAGCAAGATTTGGGTAAAGCCAAGCATGAATTGTCAGAGTCTCAGCAGGCTCAATCAGCAGCTGAAGAAGCTAAAGTTGCACTTGAAGTTAAATTAGCTGAGAGCGACAAGACATTGAAGGAAGCTCAAACACAACTGCAAGAAACAAGCTTATCAACGGCTAAGGTAGAGAACAGTGCGTATTTGGATAAATTGATCGTAAAAGGTCAGTTAACTCCAGCGATACGTAAAGCTGGTCTCGATGAGTTAATGCTGTCTTTGTCTTCATCGAAAGATGTTATTAAACTTTCTGAAAAAGACAAAGCCATCGAATGCTCACCATTAGATACGCTTAAACGCGTGTTAGAAGCCGTTCCTGAAAACCCATCTCGTTTTTCTGAGCAAACGGGATTTGGTACTGGAATCGTCCTAGAGCCTGGTAAGGGCAATCAGGACTTGGCTGTACGAGTGGATGCCTATAAGGCAGAACACAAGTGTACAGAAGACGAAGCTGTTGATGCTGTGACTCGGATGGCAGCGACAGAAGGTAGGTCCATATTACCATGAGTGGAGCCGACCTAATCAAATCACATTTATGTGGTGTAGAAGCCGGCCTTGCTTTACGTCGGTTTGTTAATTTAACACCACACGGCGTTGACACTGATCTGGGTATGTTAATATACCCTACAGGTAATGGTCAGTGTAATATTGGCATTACTGTAGGTAACGCTGCAGAAGATGTCACACAATATCAATCTGTACAAACCCTCGGTGAGGTCGAAGTAGTAGCTGGTGAAGCTATTGCTGTCGGGGATCCTGTAATTGGTATGGACGCAACTGGGTATGCCATGATTGCAACCAATACGGCGTATGCCATTGGATTTGCTATAGAAGAAGCTACGGCTTCGGGTGATCACATCCTTGTAGTCTTAGTTGGTCCATGGGTTACACCAATAGTAATAGGATAATATTACTATAATTACACTAAGGAGGTCTCTAATACAATGAGTGGAGCCGACTTAATTAAAACCTTCCTGTGTGGTGAAGAAGCCGGTCTTACTTTACGCCGGTTTGTTAATTTAGTACCACATGGTGTTGATACTACTTTGGGTATGTTAACATTACCTGCAGCAGACGGTGAATGTAACATTGGTGTTACTGTAGGTAATGCTTCCGAAGATGTTACTCAGCATCAATCAGTACAAATTCTCGGTGAAGTTGAAGTAGAAGCCGGTGAAGCTATTTCTATCGGAGATCCTGTAATTGGTAAAATAACTACCGGATTAGCAACTATTCCTGCCGGTGGGGAATATGCCATTGGATTTGCTATAGAAGAAGCTACGGCTTCAGGTGATTACATCCTTGTGACCTTAGTAGGTCCATGGATTATACCGCTTATGTAACAATACTGTTTCTAATCTTAATAAGGAGAAATTGATAACATGCCTGATCCTCAAAGTGTACATACCGATTCATTTCTTTCACGGATTGCTTTCGGGTTTACAATAGGTGATCTTATCGCTAAAAAGATTGCCCCTGTGATTCCTGTAATCAAGCAGTCTAATCGATACAGGATTCATGAACGAGAGCATATGCGGCCTGTACCGGATCTTCGCGCACCAAAAGCTCAGCCAAATAAAGTTGACTGGGGTTACAGTAGCGATAGTTATTTCTGCAATGAGCATGCGCTTAGAGTGGAACTTTCTAAAGAAGATCTTAGCAATGTGGATAATGACTTAGATCTTTTCAAGGACTCTTCTCGTACTTTGAAGGGTAAACTTGAATTAGGTCTTGAAGCTGATATGGCAGCCCTTGTTGGTGCGGCTGCTACCTATCCAGCAGCTGCAGTTCATACTCCTGTCATTAAATGGGACGCCGCTGATTGTATTCCGTTGGAAGATGTATTGGTAGTAGCAGAAGCTATTGCAACAGCATGCGGAATGTGGCCTACCACAGCAGTTATGGGTAAATCTACCTATGAAAACTGTCGTCGATTAGCTGCGTTCCTAGACATGACTCAATACACTAAAGCCGGTTTACTTTCGCCTGAAGTATTAAGAGAATTTTTGGGCGTTAAGGAATTGATCGTTGGTGATGTGTATTACAACACTGTCAAGAAAGGACAGCCAGATGATATGGCGAGTTTATGGGGTGATGATTGGATAGCTTTTCTTTATAGAGGAGCTATTAATCAAAGTGCCGTTAATCCAGCCTCATTTGGTATCTTTCAGTGGACTACGCCACATGCAGCCGGATCTAATATCACCATTGAAAAAGAATGGGTATTTGATAACAAGATTTGGGCTGTTGATGCATCGTGGCACTGGGATATTAAACCACTGGTGAAGAACGATGCCCATGAGTTAATTGCTGGTGGTCTTTTACACACCATCTTCACCTAAGGGGTACTGGGATGTCAGTATACACTACGGTTGTTAATCTTCAGCTACTTTTATCTCGTGATAAGATACTGGATCTTGCTTATGATAAGGAGATGGGTGGTACTAAAACTATTGACGATGTTATAATTGTCGGTGTCCTCGATGGAGTGATTGCTGACGCTACAGAGGAAGTCGATACTTATATATTACCCGTACATACAGTTCCTGTCGGAGATATAGCGGTGGATTTCATACCGAAGCGTCTTATTGAAGTTACTGGAATACTGGCTATTTACAAGCTATACAGTCGGCGATTACATGCATCTGCTTCTAATCCGATAAAAGATAGGTATAATGAATGTATAGACTGGCTGAAAATGCTTGCTAAAGGTCAAGTCCGGTTACATTTTGGGGAAGCCCCTGATTTAGATGCTAAAGTAATAGATCGGGTTCGTACTAATGCGGATAGTATTAATAATCCAAAGGAGTTCGGTGATAACTGGTAATGCCTGTAGGTATCCACATACATTTAGATATGGAAGAACCTCGACGCATCTTAAACCAGATGATAGAGTTTGCCGGTAATCCCATCCACGCTAACAGGGAAACTGGCGGCTATTTAGTATCTCGTCAGATTGCTCATTTTGATACTGGTGTAGATGAACAAGGGTCTGCATGGAAACCATTATCTAAGTGGTCTAGAGACAGGCGTAGAGAAGCTGGACAAAGTATGAAACCGTTAATTGCTACTGGTACTTTACGACAATCTTTTTCTTTTAATGTAACACGTGATCAATCAGAAGTTGGTACACCTATGCCATACGCTCCGGCCCACCATTTTGGTACTGATGCGTTACATGGGTTACACGCTATTTTATTAGCTACTGCACAGGCAGAAGCTGTAGGTGATAGAATTGTGTCACACACTAAGTGGAATGTGCCTGCTCGACCATTCCTATATGCTAATGAAGCTGAACAACGTGTTATTATTATTATTTATCAAGATCATTTGTTAAAAGCAATGGGGGCAGATCGCCCATTAGGCGGTCAGTATTAATGGTAAAACTACAATACATTTTAGATGCGTTAAATACATTCTTCATGAATGAAAGTTATCTACCGGAGTTAGCAGCATTAGACGTAATAGCATCAACAAACCCGTGGGATGAACCACGCGATACTCCTTGGATGACTTATTTTTGGCGTGGTGGTATTGTGGTTAAGGACACTACAATTACAGCTGATTTGGATATTATGATCATACATTCAGCAGAATCTGAAGAGGGGCCCATGAATAGGCTTACTGCTGTAGTAGAAACTATTATTGATGCCTTATTTAAGGCCGATAATAAAGGAATAAACGCGGTCGATGCAGATGGTAAGCCCATTAAGATCGGTGAAATCCGGCCTCTTAGTTTCAGATTAACTCCTGAGGCCACTGAAACCGGTTGGACACATGTAGCCGTTATTCAATGTCAATTCAGGTATGTAAGATAAGGAGTTCCATATGAACATTCGTTTTTTAAAGGACATTACTGTTTATGGTGTGTCCTATAAACAGGGTCATACTATGGAAACATCTGATCCGGTATTGACGGAGTTAGCTAAGGATCATAATGGTCCATTAGGTGCTGCCGTACAAAATTTGGATCACCCGGATTTATTAGTACCAGCAGTGGATGAATTTGATGCTTCCGTAGAGTATGGTTCTAATGAAGAAGGAGGCTCAGACTAGTGTCACCAGCAAACACATTTACACATGAAAGGGCTACTAGTATTGGAGCAGCTAGATGGGGCATATACATTGATGCTAAAGGCGCGTTTCATCATTTTATGAAAACGGATAATACGAGTTTACGTCGAACCAATGAAAATGTCGTTGCTAAAGAGTCATTGGAGGGGGTAAAACGTATAATGAGAAAATCCTTAATAGAGTCCGCTATGACGGTTAGTGGAGATATTATGGAAAATATCAATCCGGATGCGGTAGCTTTAGTTCTCGGTGATCGCGGTGCATTGAATTACACTCAAAATGCGACTAGCATTGTACAGGCTAAGGAGATAATTCCTTTAACTCCAAAAGCTATTCCGCTCTTTCATCCACATTCTATTGTATCAACTTTACCTCCGCCAGTTCTTCCGACAGCAGCTTTATGGTCTATTGGATCTGCTATTACCCCAAACACGTATTATATGTGGGTAACGGCTCATTATGCTGCGGACGATGATCTACACCATTCAATTCCGGTGGCGACTAACCCAACCAATTTAACTGTGACTCCTGCTAATGAGCACATTATTGGTCAATGGACTGCACCAGTGGCTGGTGCTCCTGATCATTATGTGATATGGGGTAGCACTGTGAATGATGTTAATACATCGTTTAAGTGGGGTGAAACTGCCAATCTCAATATAATTCTATCGGTTGACTACGGTGCAGAAGCTTATACAGCTACTGATGTTAACGTTACTACCGTACAGAATTATGCGGAGGTAGTTACTTACACAGCCGGTGTAGATTACACTATCGACATGAATCATGGTACTATTTATCGTATTGTTGGAGGTGGTATTGTTGAACACCAATCGGTGGTAGTTACTTATCATTTCCGACAAGCGGACAATGTGACCATGAATTTAGGTCCAGGTAATCAAGAACCAGTGTATGCGCAAATTCGGTTACATCAACTATCTGGAGATACTGATGATAGTGATAACGCTATAGAAACTGGATTGGTTGTTGATTTGTGGCGCGTCGATCTTAACAGTGATAGTGTTGACTGGCCCTACACTGAGGATGAGTTCTTTGAAGGGGCGTCTATAGAACTGGAGTGTGCTGCTAGCTTGACCTACAATACTTTTGGTCTTGTTAAAACATCTGCTCCGGGTATAGATAATCGAGAATTGATTGCCATTCTCAGTACATAAGCTATACCAAACAGGTGAATAAAAATGACAGAACAGGCATCGACACCCAAACAGGTGATCTCTGATAAAGTACAAAGTGCGACTAAAACCCGCCATGTACAGTATGGAGAAGAGAAATTTGTAGTAAAGAAATTAGCGTGGGGGAGATTTAAATCTTTGTTGGTTAAACTTCGGGAATTTATTGCGGATATTTTACCGGAACAAATGACCGATGAAGAACTGGACGGACTTACAAACTTACAAGGGTTTAATCTCCCCCAACTTATTCGAAAATTTCCGATTGATTTTGTTGAAGACATCATTGAGTATGGTTTAGTGGATCCACCGCTAGATTTTGAGGAAACTTTAAATTTTGATACATTATTATTTTTAACAGCCCATATTATTACTCTCAATTTTCTTGATAATACAGGGGTGCAAAGTTTTTTCACCGCATTCGTCACCGTGATCAAACCCGCGAAAGAAAACGAGGACGAGGACGTACCCAAAAAGACACCCAAGAAAATAACCAAGAAGACCCGACGACATTAACTCATCATGATACTTTACTGCAATTATTGGATGCAGGATTTTCATTGCGGGAAGCAGAGGAATTAACATTTGATGAAGTGTATCTTTATTTAGATGCACTACATTTTAAGCATACTTTGGAGGATTTAACCAAACAAGAGCACGATATAAGCTTTTCCATGATGGAGGCTAAATCTAAACGGAAAGCTATGAGAAATATTAATCGGGAGCGGGATTTAAGACGGAGAAAGCACCATGCCATCAGGCCATATGACATTAACGCTTCGGGCGATAGCTGATCTTAAGGATTTATACCGAGGTCTGGATCGTGCCGCAGCAAAAATTAGAGCCTTTCAACGGCAAACTAAATTTGTATATCAAACATTTGCTATGTTAAATCAACAACTTATGTTTGCTACGGCTGGTGTAGTGGGGTTTGGTGCAGTATTAGCTGGACAATCTATTAAACATGCTGCATTTTTTGAAGATGCAGAAGAGGCTTTTGAAGTAATCATCGGTGATACTGTACGAGCTAAAGCATTATTAGAAGATTTAGTGGATTTTGCTGCTACTACTCCATTCGAATTACCGGAAGTAATGGTAGCAGGTAGAACACTTTTAGCGTTGGGGGTGGCTGTTGATGAAGTTGTTAACAAGTTAACTATTTTAGGTGAAGCATCAACCTTATTGGGGAAACCTGTAGAGCAATTATTAACTGGATGGCAACGATTACGAGCTGGGATGTTTACTACTGCTGTACTTGGTCCTACTGGTTTTACTAGAGAACAGGCTGCAGCTATGGGGGCAGAATTTACTAAAGCCGGTACTATGATTACCCCAGGTCCAGAAGCGACCCAAATGTTTGAGGATTATCTGGCAGATATGTTTGGTGGTGCGTTTGAAAAAGCCTCACAACGACTATCAGGTAAAATTGCTAATTTTAACGATGAGGTAATTAAGGCGTTTATGCAATTTGGTGTAGCTGCCGCTCCCGTTACTAAAGTAATTATAGATAGATTAATTGAATTGATACAATATTTAGGTGAAATATTTAAGGATAATTCTGTAGTTATACGTCAAGCTATGATGCCCATAGCCAGTATATTTGATACTATCATTGATAAAGCCAATGAATTCGTGGATGCGTTACAACGAGATCCTAATTTAATTAAAGATATGATTAATCATTATGTTGGATTAATTAAAACTCTAGGTGGATTAATCATTGTAGTTACAGTTATTCAAGCATTTTCCGGGTTAGCCATCATTATCGCTACTGTTATTTTGGCCATCAATAAAATGAGGGGTGTTATAATAGCCTTGAAAGCTACTATACTGGCTATAAAAGTAGCTATTGTAACTAATAATATTACATGGGCTACTTTTTCAGCAGGTTTAATAGCTATATTACCTGTTATTTTAGGTGTAGCAGCAGCATTGGCAGTATTAACGGCTATCATTATTTTAACTACACAACGACAAAAAATATTACAAAATAGAGTAGTGAAAGCGCGGAATATATATCAGGATGCACGTGTTACTCTTGATGAATATTCTGATGCTCAACGTAAAGCTCAATTAGCCGGAACAAAATTTGCAACTAAAACAACTTGGACAACAGAAGAAATTAAAAAATTGCGTGATGAAGTAGTAGAATTAGTTAAAGTCAATCCACAATTGACTGCTGAATTGGGTTATTCTATTGATGCAGCTGATGATTTATATACTTCCACTGGTGATGCTATCACAGGTCTAAATGCTTTACAAGATGTTGTTAATACATTTAGTACAGTCAGTATGGTACAACAAATTAATCAAGCTGTTACAGCGTTATATAATCAGTATGACGCTGCTATTACTGCAGCAACACCATTTTTGGATGAAGATGAAATTAAGAAACTTTTTGGGGATTATCAGGCCCAATGGGGTGGAATAGGTGGTGTTTTAGGTGATATAACGGCTCTCCAAATAGGCGCATGGCACACATTATTTAGATCTATAGGAGATTTGGGATTGAGTATTGGTGATATATTTACCGGCAGTATTAGTGCAGAATTAGACACAATACTGGATGAAATGAAAATAGAATATGGTAATTTATCGGATCGTATAGTTGAAATAATGGAACCCGCAGGCCCAAGTAAAAAAGATGCACCCATCGTTCCAAGTAGAGAGGACGGAGAAGATGGATTACCGGCTGATGCTAAACTTATGGAACAATTTTTACAATTAATATTAGATGCAGACATTGCATTACGCAGTGTTCAAGACAGGTTAAGTCGAGGTTTAATTACTGATGCTGAGGCCGAACAGGAAGCATTACGCATACAAGATCGTCGTTTAAAACGTGGTATTAAGATGTGGTCTGAAATGACTACTTTAAATGGGGAATATGCAAAAGGTATATCATCACAGTTGGATATGTGGACTAACGCATATTTACTCCAAGAAAGAGTACACGCATTGGAAGAACGTCGTATTTCTTCTACTATGGATATTATTGCGCATAAAGAACGTATGGCTCAACTTGGGGCTGATGAATTAACTTCATTACAGATTAGTCTAACTGCTATCGGTAAGCGAATTCGTGTGTTACAAGAAGAGGAGGGGCAATTACAAGCAATACTAGCATTAGAACGTGAACGACAAATTATACAACAACAAATGCTTTTAGTTTATCATAATCAGCTTATTGAAGATCAATTAACTTTACTACAACATCGACAACGTTTAGAAACTATCTCATTAGGAAGTGACGCTACACATCGAGAACAGCTAAAGTTACAAGTCACACATCTAAGAGAACAATTGGTACTATTAACACACTTTAAAACACTGTATGAATCATTAGCAAAAATTACAGGTAATCAAAATTATGCAGATATTGCTAAAGGAATGGGTGATCAAATAGAAGCTGTAGAACTGGATTTAGAAATAGCAGAAGCAGAATCAGATCAGGCATGGGATGATTATACCGAATCTTTAGCAGAAAAAACTAAGGAATTTTATCGTACTTGGAGACAAGCCTTACTAGGTGGCATTCAAGATTTAATTGCCGGTGCAGTTAGTGGAGATTTAGCCCAAGCGTGGTCTGGCTTTGTTAATACCATGGGTAGCTTTATTCAAGACGCTATTCAAGCACAGGTAATGGCAGGGGCTTTAACCGGTCCTCAAGGCATGATCCTTGGGGGATTGGCAGCTGGGGCTTTATCCCTGTTAGGTGGTATGCTTAGTAAAGATAAAAAAGTGGTTGATAAAGAAATTAATGATGTCTTTGTTGTAAACTGGCCTACGTGGATGAAAGAACCGTGGAATTTACCTGGGTCTTTTGCACTATCTGGTCGTGGATTGGTAGTTAATGTTAATATGGCCGGGTGGGGTATGGGCCCAAGCGGTGAACGCGGGGCACAACAAACAGCCCGACATGTTGCTAATGCAATAAATAGAGGGGTAAACATGGGATGAGAATACGCATTTTTATATACGATGGACTTGATCTTTGTCAATATACATTTGAATTTGCAGATGCTTTTACCGAAGCACAAGAAAATCGTCAATTTTTACATTTACGTAATGGACAGGGGGTAATTTTAGATCAATCTGAAAATTTACATCCTACATTACTAGATTTAACTATACTACATGAACATATCGATACTCCAGAGGAAATCATTCTTACTGGTACTCGCTATTTTTCACCACACATTATTAAAGCCCATCGTACCAAACTTGAGGTAGCAGTTTTTACTTATACGGATTTAGGAGAAACAGGTGGAACTTATGGTGCATGTTATAG